TTTGGCCGGCAAGATGGATAAGGGCGACTGTCTTTTTCTGATCCCGACCTGCCACACTTCTTGCCAGTCTTTAAATCAATCCACTCTTCGGCAAACCATTTCTTTAGGCCAGTCTTTGCCTTTTTAGCCACGGTATTTGCCTCCGCGCTTTTTGTATTCCCTAACAATCCATGCGCTGGCATAGGCAGACGGAAACACATCAAACTTCTTTTTGGCCGCAGACTTAACCCTAGAGTAAAGCGCTTTATCTACCGGAGTGGGACTGCTTGAGCTTTTTTTAGTAGCTTTTTTTGACATTCCGCTTTGCCTTTTTTGCACAACGTCCAGCTTTCTTACACGCCGCTTTTGTTTTACAGGTTTTGCATGGGGTCATTTGAATCTCCTACCATTTTTTGCACGACCAATACCGCGCCGTTAGTTTGTCTGGGGGATTAGTATCACATTTATGCCTAGCGCGAAAAGAGGATCGACGTTTTGGCTGGTCTTTTTTGATCGTCATATTCTGATCGCCAAACCGAATAGTCTTAACCGTGTCACCCTTCTTCGCTAATACCACAAACTTCTTCGTCGGATGCTTTGGGGTTCGCTTTGGCTTGTTGTACCCGCTTACCCCGAGTTTTTCTAGTCTTGGGTCTTTGCTCACTAGATAGTTCCTCTTGGATTTTCTGAATCTGGGCCTCTAGCTGCGAGAGCTTGTCGGAGTGCGTCTGGAATGCCTTGTTGATTTGGCTGATTACTTGGTCTTGTAGCTTCTGAGTTGTCTGCATTTGCTGGCCCTTCAGCTTTTCTTTGTTTAATCCTCAAGTCTGCGACTTTCAGACGCTTTTCAAACTCTTTTTCATCCTCATCACCCGCTTTAAGATTCTTAGTGATTGCTTCAATCTTGTCAATTTCAAGTTCTTGCGGCGCAAGTTCTGCCTCCATGCTGTACTTTCTAGCTCTTGCCTGAGATTCTTGAGCTTGAGCATTAAGGGCATTAGCCTGACTCTTTTGTATTTCAACCTGAACTTGAGCGGCCATTTGAGCTTGCTGTTGGGCTTGAGGATTTGGCTGTCCTGCTTTCTGCATTGCTGCAATAAGCTCTTCACGATTGCTTAGGTTCATATTGTCAATGATGCTCTGGATAAGCACAGGGTATATAGGGCTGTCCTGCTTCATTGTTTGTAACAGTTGAACAAGCTGAGTAACTTCATACTCCCTAGCAATAATTCCAAGACTGCTTGTAGCCGTAAACTTGTAATCCTTAACGGGGTAGTTGTCTGGGTCAAACTGCATGTACCGATAGGCTGCTTTTTCGACAAAAGGCATCAAAAAGCTTTCTTGGAAGTTAATTAGTGTGCGCTTGTGCCGCTTAATGATAGCCCCCAGCGACATAGAGATACCTGCCGCTGTTGCCTCACCATTAACACTACCCGCTAATCCTGCCGAATCTACAGCGCCCGTTGCCTGCTGAACCATCTGCTGAAGGCTGGCTGCTTGGGCAAATGTAATCTGACCAACCTGACCGAAGTTAAAGGGTTGCAATACTTCTCTTGGATCGCCATTTGTCAGAATCATCTTTCCCGGTCTGATTTCTGGCTTTGACCCGCGAGGTAACTTAGTCGCATCAATAGCCAGCATGGGGTGGATAGTTAGACTAAGTGCGTCAACACGACCACGAAGTTCGGTATCAAGCGCCTTTTGAGAGTTGTAACCTTTCTCACAAACGCCTCTGCCCCAGAACATTGAAGGTACAACGTCCCAAGGGAAGGCGACGATAGGCCGATCCTTCATCATGTAAGGGTTTTGCTCTGCTTTCAGAAGTGTTCCGCCGTTAGCAATAACAACAACCGCCTCTACATATGACGAGGTTTCTTCAATATCCTCATCAATTGCCTCTTCAAGAAGCTCTCTAGGAACAAGTCCGTAGTATTTTGTTAGACGAGCCTTGTCATCAGAGTACATCGTAATCTCTTGATCTGGCTCTAACTCACTATCATCCGGCCCTGTTCCGACATAAGCATCCCTATAGACACCAGACTCTTGAAGTCGCTCAATGTGGTGAAGCCCGACAAACTCATCGACGGCAACGCCCAAGGCGTCATCGACAGTTGTGGCAACGGGATCAATCAAGAAGTTTTGAGGCATGATAGGCTTTAGCCGAACCGATACCCTATCTGAAATGTTAATCCCAACAGCCTGAAGCTGCCCATCCATAATGGGTCGAGTGGCTGGGCGCATGTCTTTGACTTCTTCTAAGACAATTTCTCCAACGCCAGTGCCAAATACCGCAGCGTTAATCAAACACTCTGCAACATTCTTGCGAATTTGCGACTTATGGAAGTCCTCGGTTAGTTTGTTGCGTAAGTATTGGATGTCAGCCGTTTCTTTGTCGCCCATATCGTCACGGATATCAAACCACTTACCACGACCAAAGGTAGCCTCTTCCATTTCTGCAACATTTGACTCAACAGCTTGTTGTAACGCAGGAGATATGAGCCTTGATCGCTCAGATTTGCGCTCAACATCTGCGGGGTCCCAAATTCCACGCCACAGACGATAATACTCGTCAAATTTATCTTCGTAATTAGACTGGTAGTTATCTCGCCAGTCATCACACTTGTTCATCACCCAATCTTCAAGGCTCTGCTGGACTGTCAGTGGATCTGGTACTGTCAAATCTTCCATTTAATATCCCGCCACAATATCTAAGATTTCTGGCTCATCAAAATCCATATCTTCAATGCCATACGGCACATTTGCAAGTTGGTCAATGTAAGCCAAAGAGTCAACCAAGTCATCGTGCGTTAAAGGGTCGGGGAATTGAAACAGTTGGTCAAGAAACTGAGCATTCCAGTCACCCTTGTTTAGCGAGATAATGCCGTTTTCAAATCTTCCTTGCAATGCCCACATTACACGGTCTGTTTTTCGTTTATTTCCATGCGATAGCTCCTCCACTCGGAAAAACTGAGCATACTTCTTCTGAAGATCCATCAATGGAGACATTACTGCCTGTTTTGCGATTCCTTTTTCAATCCCAACAGATATAGGTTCATAATCTCGGACGACTTGAAAGATTTTTATAGCAGTCTCATCCAGTGACCATCGACCATGAATGATATTTTCTACGTACCAGTCGCCAGTATCGGATACTTTTACGACTGAAATGGCTGTTTCATCCAGCTTTGTACTCTTGGTTTTCTTTTTTGTAACGTCTTGGAAGCCAGCAAGGTCAATCGCTACGTAATAATCGCCGGATTCTGGCTTTTCGCCATAACTTATCCAATCATCCTTAAACATTTCGGAGCCTTGCGCCTCAAATGACGCCATAAACTCCTGACGAAACGCATAAGACGACATGCCCCGTTTAGCGGCGTTAATTTCATCAGGATCAATCTTTGGATTGTCATAGCTTGTGAAGTGCCATGCAGAATACGTGTCATCATCGCCAAGCTCTGCATACTTAAAGAGCTCATAATAGTGGTTACGGCCCATAGGTGTACCAATAAACATGGCCGAACCCCTATGGTCAGCTAGTGCTGGCCGTAAAATCTGCTCCCAGACTTCCGGCTTCATGTCCGCATACTCATCCATGACCAAAAACCTAAGTTTTACACCTCGCATTGTCTCTGGTCTGTCCGCACCTTTAAGGCTAATGACTGACCCATTCACCAATTTAATTTGGAGATTGTTAATATGAGAGCCGGAAATTACGCCGTGACCTAATTCTAGGAGATCATTCCACAGAATGTCCCTAGCTTGGCCTTGAGTTGGGGCCACATAAAAAACATTGCCACCTTCATGCTCAAGTGCGCTAATAATGAGCATCCACGCCGCCAAACGGGACTTTCCTGTTCGCCGGCCAGCGGCAACCACCTTAAATCTGGAGGGATCTTTGTAGACTAACTGCTGCCAATCCAGCAATTCAACGTTTAACTCTAGACCTTCATCCATTTAATACGTCCATATCACAGGGGTTGTGTCCCTGACATCAACATGAATAAACGTTTTGGCGATACCAATGCCCGTAAACTTCAGCTTCATGGCATTCTGAACAATAATATACTTCTCAGCACCGTTATTAACGCGAATATCGCAAGCTATTCCCTTGGAATGGGTGCCGGGGCTTGTCTTTCTAGCCTCTTCTGGGTGTGAAGGATCACGATACCCACTCGTTATGACGAAAGGAAAGTTAGATAAGTCACGCAATTCATCCAGCAATAAGAGGAACTCAGGGTTCATTTCATTTTTTTTGGTGAATGTGCAGTCAAATTCTTCAATTTTGAAGTATCTCAAGGTTATCCGCCGTTAAAATTTATGAATGTAGCGGGGGCTTCCAGTAAATCAAAGGTCACAACGACCTCTATATTGCCTGAACTGCCAGCCGCAGCCTTAATAACATCCCCAGATTGCAGTACAAACACGGCATTTCCATCCAATAACAAGTATTCCTTAGACTGCACACTTGCTCCATTAAAGATATAGACATCAGGATCGGGGGTTTTATCCACAAAAAGCGTAATGTCATTCGTAGAATTGTGCAGATTAGAGATAAACGCCATCGTCCAGTGGGCAACGTACCCATTTGGAATCGTCACAATGGTTTGGGTTGTAGAGT